CAAAGGCGCGAGACCTGGTTACTATTGACGACCTAAGAGATGATCGAACATTCAACCCGATTTTTGAAGAGGTTGAGACCTTAAAGGCCCAATTAAAAGCGGTAGAAGATGAAAAATTAAAAATGTCTGCTACGTTAGAAGAGCTCAATAAAAAGGAGTTGGCAGCCACTGCAATCAAAAGGGCAGAAGCGATTATCAAAAAACTTAAAATCGAAAACGATGTAATTAAAAATCGTATTATGAAAATTGCCGAAAAAGAACCGGAGAGGGACGATAAGGCAATTGAGGATGAAGCGAACGGGTTGCTTGAAATTCAAAAATCTATTGTCAAGCAAAATATTGATAAAACAGATTTGCCGGGCGATAGTGCTGCAGGCCAAGGCGAAAAAGATTACAGAGACCCGAAAAACAATTTACTTATAAAACCATAAGGGGGAAATCATGGAGAAAGAAAATATTTTTGAAGATGAAACCGAAGCTGCAGAAGAGAAGCCGGAAAAAAATAGTCAGGCGTTGCCTGGATTAAAAAAGAAAGAATCCGGCCCTATTATTGCAAAAAACAAACATGAAACTTGTGGATTGCAATTATCAAACCGGATATATTAAGGGGGTGGCTATATGGCCGCTTATGTTAGATGCAGCACACAGTTATATACTGAATTTGTGCATGAATATACAATTGATACTGTCAGGGGTACAATTGAACTCGTTAATGATGTTTACGGGTTTAACCATGTGGCGGTAGACGTATCGGTTGAGGATGAAGCAACTTTTATCTACAAATGCCCCGCTGTTGTTATTGGCAAAAAATCAGGAACTGGCGAGGCAATATCAAAAGGTGAACGGGTATATGGTGACCCAGCCGATGATTATGATGTGTCTGCCACGAAATCAGTAGGCTATTTATATTTGGGGATTGCATTAGAAGATGCGGCAGCGTCGGATACTACCGTAGATATTGAATACGACGGCACTTTACACGATGTGTTATAAGGGGATGAAAAAATGAAAATTGACATAAAAGCTATAGTTGATATTTTGCGAAAACCAATTGACGGGAAGCCTATAACAATTGAAGAGCAAAAAATGATACGTGGTGCAATTGAAGCACATTTTTTTGAACCGCAAAAACAAGCGGAAACTTTTAAGCGTATGATTATGGCATCCGAGACTGGCAGTGGTGTTAGTTCTAACTTTCCAGAAATGTCTAGTGCTGCTTTTAAAGTTTTTCAGGAAATGCCACAATGGGACAACTTCTACGAGTTGGCATTTGATTTGGTTGAAGCTGTTGACGGTAGGTGGGATATATTTGATGTAACCGATGGTATTGCAATAGAAAAAGTACCGGAAGGGCATAAGCTAAAAGTAAGAAGTTTCTCTGGTGAAAGACAAACAGCTTACACGGCGAAATATGGCGCGGCCGTCCAGTGGTCCGAGGAAATGATTAGGCATCGACAGATTGCCAGAATGATCCAGATGATGCCAAAAATGCGTAATCGTTATTATAGCTACAAAGCAGATCAGCATTATGGCCTACTTGCTGACGCAGCTCCTGCCGACAACTCTAATGCAAACGTTACAACGTACAATGCAACGGCCACAAATTCGCAGGTTACCAGGGATATTGATACTATTGACTCAGCAAATTACACACTAATGGCAAGACACACAGAAGATGGTTATACGCAAAGTGAGCCGATATTATACTTGCCGATGTCGATGAAAAAAAGATTAGGCAGAGCCTTTAGAGTATCTGATTTTCAATTGCCAGTTTCCAATAGTCAAACAGCGGGAACACAGCTTGATGTTTTGGAATATGGTGTAAGGCCAATTTTTACCTGGAATAGCTATATACCGGCCAATACTGGTATTATGGTATTGCCGGGAAACCAAATCCAACGGGCCGACGAAGTGCAGCCGTATATGTTAACCGACGAAGATATTTTATCTTTGCAGTATATTCTCGCTATATGGGCATGGTATGGCGCAGCTATTGGCGACACTAGCCAAGTTCAGAGGGTATTATTCGCATAAAATTACAGGGGGAGCAATCCCCCTTATTTGGAGAAAGCAATGGCAACGATAACAGTAGGTAGTAATAGCTGGATAACAAACGCCGAGGCAGACGCTTACCTTGATTGTAAGTTTGGTGCCGGCGCATGGGCTGCAGCTACAGAAGAAAATCAAAACAAGGCCATTATAACAGCATTTTGGCGGATATATGCAAGCAAAGATTATTCAATTGCAAAATCTGAAACTGACGAAAAGGTTAAAAATGCCCAGGCAGAAACGGCCTATTTTATCCTGGCAGACGGTGCCGAAATGTCAAAAAGAAAAGCCCTGCAAGATGCCGGGGTAAAAAATTTTACTATTTCAAAATTCTCTGAGACTTACGAACGATCTAACGGCACGTTACTTCCACAAGAAGCAAAAGACCTGCTTGACGAATGGCAATCTTTTAATCCGGTTACCACATACACGCGGGAGCTTGATTGATGGGATTGACAGAAGATAGAAAAAAATTAGAAGAGCGCTCTATCCGCATGATTAAAAGGCTTGAAGTGCCGGCTGCAAAAATAAATAAAATAAAAACACTGGCAGCGAGCGGAGCTTATTCATCATCGGCAGACTGGAACAAGGCTTTAATCCAAATAAATGCAGCATATAACGATATGAATATTATTTTTTCTGAATATGCAGTAGCGGCAATCCCGCAAAGTTATTTGATTAAAGCAAAGTACGAAATTAAGAAAATGAAAAAAATAGCACTTGACGTAATTAAAAATAAAATACCTAAAATAGTACTTGAGAGTCAATATCATAAAGGGGCGATAAAAGTATTAACTGATGATACTCTTTTGATTTTTTCTTCTGCGTTAGATGATGGTAGGAAAATGACTACTGGGCTATTGCGCAGAACGCAACAGGCTATAATAACAGAGCAAAAACTTAATGCTGAAATAGCGGTTGCATTATCAACAAATGGAACTATACAGGAAACAAAAAACAGAATATTGCAGGCGCTTAAAGATCAGCTATCCGATCCGTATATCCTCAAGGCCGGATCACGCAGATATAAAGCTAACACTTACGCCGAATTAGTGGCCAGGACAAGAACGCGGGAAGCACAAAGTCAAAGCACGATTAATATAGCGGCAAATGTTGGCTCTGATTTGGTGCAGGTGGATAGTCATAACACTACTACGGAAATATGCATCCCTTTTGAGGGAAAAATTTTCTCTATATCCGGCAACGACAAGGATTTCCCGCCACTTACAATGGAACCCCCTTTCCATCCGAATTGTCTGCATAACATAACTATTGTTTTTCGTGAGGTGCTGGAAAGAAGGGGCATAGAACCGTATATTGATTTTGCAAATGGTAAAACAGAAATTCACCCAACGCGCACAAGTCATGTGCCAGTGTCGGAGAGATCGAACGTAAAAAAACAATCTGCTCCAAAGGATTATTTTACAGATAAGAACACATCTGGATTTAATTCTATGCAATTAAAGGTAATGAATGAAACCGTTAGGGAAGAGGTTGGTAAATTAAATCTTGGTAATAGTAGGCTTGACAGGAGTACTGAAAAAATTATAAGAGACTCAATATTGGATCAATTTATAAAAATATTGAAGAAATAAAAGGAGAATAAAAATGGGTCAAATATTACATTTACACAACATATCACCACCAAAAAGGAACGCACCCACAAAACAAGTTGCTGCATATTTCAAAAATGCCGGCTATATGGATGGTGATTTAAATAAAGCCTTGGGACCTTATGGCAATATAGAAGATGTTTGGAAAGATCAGCCATGTTATATAGTCGGCTGTGGCCCTTCTTTAAAAAATATTATTGATAAAGAGGGATGGGAATTTTTTGATAATAAGCATACGATAGGAATAAATCACGTTATAGAAGACTATGACGGGTTCGAATGGTTTTTATTTCTTGATCAAAGATTTTTAACAATAACTACATACGATATTAAAAAATTCAAAGGTCGTGTTTTTGTTCGTAATACGGTACAAATGAAACCATCACAAAAAGTTACGGTTTTTAAAACAAAAGAAGATCGTGCATCAATTTCAATAGAGGATGGTCTTTATTCCGGCAGTCTGTCGGGGCTTGCAGCTGTAAACCTTGCGCTGCTTACCGGAGCAAATCCGATTTATCTTTGTGGTTTTGGTATGGTAGGCGATGAAACATGCGACAATTATCATTATAAAAGCACTTATACAGGAGAGACAAAAGACGAATCAAGATTAAGGAAATATAAAAGAGCAAATCAATTCTATCTTAATTTTTCACAGTGGAAACATAGGGTAAAAAGCATTGGAACTGAGCTTAAACCTTTTGACAAAATCTCTCTTTGTGATGTGATAGATAAAAAACCAAAAATTAAAATAATTGGTAGAGAGCCAAAAATAGCACACTTGTCTTTTTCTGGCAAGACAGAAAACCATGCCGATATAACAAGGGCTATTATTTCCGATTGTTATGGTGTTCATTCTATGCATATGTTTGATAATGTCCCCAAGGCAGACCTATACATATTAGAGCATTTTATGAGTACAAAAGAATCAATCAGGGTGTTCCCGCATAAAATGAAATCAATCAATCTCGTACACTCAACCAACTGTTGGGACTATGGCCCGTTTTTATCTTCTGTTTGTTTGACGGAAACATGGAAGCAGCGTCTTTCAGATCATGGAGTTGACGCAAAAGTAATAAAGGGAGGGGTTGATTTAAATGACTATAAATTATTGCCAGATTACCCACGGTCTATCTTTGGCAGAATCACAAGGTGGAGCCCGGGGAAAATACCAAAATGGTGGGCTGGATTTGTAGATAATATTTTAACAAAAAATCCACAATCGGAATGTTTGATGTTTTCTGATTTGATTAATAAAAATCCCGCTCCGCTACAACGTGAAAGAATGTATTACGATAAAACGGTAAAAATATATGAGAATAAAAATCCACATCTTGCTAAATTATCCGTCTACGTGCATGCCAACGGAACATTCCGGGAAACAATGAGCCATGCAGTTATTGAAGCAATGGCAACAGGTTTGCCGATAGTCTATCTATATGAAGGTGGAGTTATTGAAGAAGTCGTTGGAGATGCTGGAATAAAATGCATGAATCAAGATCAGCTTGAACGCGAACTATCCGCCATGCTTAATAGCCAAAAATTAAGAGAAGAGTTCGGGGCTCGCAGCCTTGAACGGGCTAATGTGTGGGACATTAAGGAAACTGTAAGATTGTTTGACGAAGAGATTAAAAGTTGTTTGGATAAATTGAAATGAAAATAGTAACGATAACATTAATGCGCAAAGGCTCAAAACGTTTTCCCGGAAAAATATTTGAAAATTATAAAGGGAAGCCTTTATATATGCATACCGTAGAAAAAGCCTTGCAATTAGGATATCCATATTATTTATTCCATGACTGCGGTCCGAAATTAGATTTGCCGGAACAGGTGCCTGGAGTATTTGAGGTGCGGGAACGGTCGGAGTACTTTGCAGGTGATACCCATCGAACGTGTGAGGAGATTTTGAAATCAGGGATTGACGCAGACGCTTACATATTTTTGCAGGTAACCAGCCCGCGGCGATCTCTTACCGATATGAAAAAATGGATTAGTGAGTTTAAAAAAAGCATGCGGGCACAGGCCGGGGTTGCTGTTCATATTATGCCGGATGGGTTTTATTACTCTAACCAGGGCAAGCAGGTTAATTTTAATCAGGAAAGCAGAACCGATAACGGATGCGTAAAGAAAAAGGTATGGAAAGAAACAGGTGCTTTTTATATTTTTAAAAAAGATATGTTAAAAGAAAAGCATATCCTTGACACAAATAATAAAATTTTTTTCTTTGACAAATTTAATATTGATGTTGATCGAAAGGAAGATTTAGAATGAAGAAAGTAAAATTACTTATCATGGATGTTGACGGTACGCTTACAGACGGGAATTGTTATTATTCAGAAGCCGGCGAACAGCTAAAAGTATTTTCCCACAAAGATGGCCGCGGGATATATTTGCTTAATAATGCTGGAGTAAAGACAGCCATGATTACCAGCGAAAAAGGCGGGATAAATAAAGCCCGTGCCAAAAAACTTATCCAACTCGGAACGCTTAATTATTTTTTTGATGGTGAGGCAAGTGGCGGGAAACTTGACAAAGCGGGATTGATTTGCTCTGATCTTGGTATTGATTTGGGAGAAGTCGCATTTATTGGCGACGATACAAACGATCAGGAATTGATTAGCGCTGTTGGGTTCCCTGCGGTTGTTGGTGATTATAATAAAATGCTTAACGGCCCGTTTTTTTATGTGTGCAAAAATAACGGGGGTCATGGCGCAGTAAGAGAATTTATTGATTATCTTTTTGAGGGAAATTGCATATGAAAACTAAAGTAATAATTGAAGTTGGGTGCAATCATAACGGAGAAATGGATTTAGCCAGAAAAATGGTTATCAGCGCTAAAAGCCTTGGGGCATGGTCTGTAAAATTCCAAAAACGTGATATTGATTCTATCCCGGAAAACGTAAAAATAAAATTACGCAACTTAAGCGATTCATTCGGTGAAAATTATTACGAACATAGAAAGGCGCTTGAATTTAGTTTCGATCAAATACGCGACCTTAAAAAATTGGTTGAAGGGCTCGGGATGGTTTTCTCATGCTCCGCTTTTGATGGAGAAAGTTTTGAATTTTTAAAAGATATAAAAACCGAACATATAAAATTGCCAAGTCAATTATTCACGGATAATAGTTTTTTTTCTAATCGCGGGTCACGTAATTATAAAATAATAGTATCTACCGGGATGCACGAAGAAGAAGAGATTTTACTAAGTCCATGGGTTGATAATGCTGATATAATCTTGCACTGTATTTCTGTTTATCCATGTTTGACTTCTGATATGAATTTGCAAACCCTAAAAACATTAAGGGGGATATCAACCGCAGAAATTGGATATTCTTCTCATGATTTACACGGCTATGGGATTCCATTTGCGATAATGGCAGGAGCAAAATATATCGAAAGACATTTCACGCTTGATAATGATATGAAGGGCTCCGATCACAAAACCGTATCAAGCGACCCGCTGGAAATGGCGTATATAATGGATCGCATAAAAGACGTTGAGAAAATTATAGGCGGCGAAAGGGTGTTGAGCGAGAAAGAAAGAAAAATAAAATTGATTTATAGGGGGTTCTAGTGTGGAATTTATAGTATCTGTCCAAGGCAAATCAGAACAAACAACAACGGAGATAGCAAGGGAATGCATTAATGCCGGGGCAACTATGATAAGAACTGATAAGCCAATTGTGTGCAGAGTTCCGCTTATCGGGCTATGCAAAATCAAAGTCCAGAACCCGCGAACTATGCCATATATCACCCCGACAATTACAGAGGTGAAGAACGTTGCTAACTGGGCAAAGTATATAGCGATTGACTGCCGAGTTGAAAACAGAGAAAATCTTGAAAATATTTTTCAATACTGTGAAAGAAAAAAAGTTTATATCGTTGCCGACCTGCAAAAAAATGAGGATTACGACAATCTTCAAGCTATGGGGCTGATTCCCAAATATTATACAACCGCGCTCGGAGTATTTGGAACAACTGTACCACCTTACGATTTAATGAAGTATTTAATTGATAATGGTGAAAAAAATAAAATAATTGCAGAGGGGAATATTAACTCTGAAAATAGAGTTAGTATTATACGGAAATGCGGGATTGATAAAATATGTATTGGTGCTGCGATTAGCGACCAGTATAAATTGACAAAAAAATATTTTTATGCTATGATAGGAAGATCAAGGGGGAATTATGATCAATAATGAAAATTATATTAATGCATGGGAAAAAAGGGTTAGCCGGACAACGTCGCATATAGATGTTGAAGAGAAAATGCTTGACGGATTAAAAAATCAATTTTCGAATGCGGTAATGGATTTTGATTTTAATGATAAAAGCATTATTGATATCGGTTGCGGAGGTGGCATATTCGGGGAATGGGTTTCAGAAAAAAATACTTGCCAATACTCAGGAATGGATATATCAGAAAGGTCATGTAACGGCGCAATTGAAAGACTATGCAATAAAAAAATCAAAGGTACTGTTTACTTAATGCCAGACCCGGTAAATGGACTTGACCTTTTAAACAAACCGGGATTTGATGTTGCTGTTTGTTTTAATGTTATCCAACATATACCTGATGCGGAATACTACGGTTTATTTTTTGATAAAATAAATAAAAGTGGCATCAGGAATATAATTATGCAATTTAAATTCAACGGAGCAACTCTTTTTCAGCAAGACGCATACAAAACAACTCACGAAATAAACCTTGCTTGTTACACCAACGAAACCGATATAATGAGCATACTAAAAAAATACAAAGTTATCAGAAGAAAAGAAGACGGTGAAAATAGATTTTTAACTTTGGAGCTTAAAAGGAAAAAATGATCAGCATTTATGATAACGCCACAATTGATATAATCTCCGCGAGTGTTGATAGTTGGGGAACGCGTACCGAATCGGTAGCTTATCCTAATTTGTCGGTTAGGACTGAGCCTGTTAATAAGCCAGTCATTGGGAAAGATGGTCAGGAGCTAATGGCACAGACATTGATTATAATATCCGATGATGATACTATCATTGGGTGGGACGATAAAATCAAAATCAAAACTATTGACGGTGATGATGTGGAAACGAAAGACAAACAGTATGTCATTAAGTCAAAGTTTAAGGCTCCTGGTTTTGTATCGTCACATTGGGAGGTGTATATTTGAAATATCAATTAGTTTCCAATACAATCCCGGCCAGTACTAAAAAATATTTTAATATTGTTGAGAAAGCTACCGATAGAGCGCTTGCGGCAGGCGGTTTGCAATTACTTAATAATATTGTTAATGGGTCACCTGCAGCGGCGGCCATTCCCCCAAAATTAACCGGGCACTTACGCGGGTCGGGGTCTGTTTTTGTTGGATCAAAATTTATAGGTGATTCGAGCATGTTTGAGGCAGGCGGGAAGCCAAATAAAAAATTATACAGAAAAGACCCAAAAGAAATAAACGTTGGTTTTGATACCCCATACGCCGCAAAAATGAATGAGGAAATTGGGGTAACGTTAAAACTAGGCCCGGTATCTTTGCAATCCGGTAATGTTGAAGCGCATTTTATGCAAAAACACATTACTGGTGATTCCGGAGAGATTATCCGATTAGTGGCTGACATTACCAAAAAGGATACTGGCAAATGATATATAATTTGACGCAGTTCTTGAGAAATGAATTCCCGACAGAATCATTTTATGTTAATCAAAAATATTTGATTTTGTCACAGGAAAATATACCCGACAGAATTGTAATATTAACAGAAATGTCAGGAGTCATTCAGGCGCGTACTAGGTGGACGGAGCGCAGGTGTCAGGTATATTGTAGGGATATCGATTCGGTAACAGCGCGGGCATTATCAAAAAAGATATATGATTACGTTGGAGATCGTAACGGCTGCACGATGCCAGCGGTTACGGTTAACGGGGAAACTTTCCCGGCTATTATTTTCGGTCAGGCTTTGGCGGATCAAACTCCGTCACATATTAATACCGATCAAAATGGCCGAGCTGAATTTGTTTTTAATTTAAATATAAAATATACGGAGGTATAAAATGCTAGGAGATAATGCTTTTAATGGCGATATAAAGCCAGGAACTGCAGAATTTAAAGGGACTAGTCTTGGGTTAACAGTAGAGGACATTGTTATTGAAAATGAAAAAGATTTTACTGATATTTATGCAGCACAACACGGAACAAAGCCTATTGACAAGATCCTGACGGGTGAGATTTGGATGGTAACAATGAAGTTGACAAAATATAGCATTGCTCAGCTTGCCGTTGTCCTTTCCGGAATGACAGTTAGCGCAGGTGGGAACGCTGCTAAAAAAGAATCTATTTGTTATCAATCGATTTACGATCTTGCCGGGTTGCTAGTAATCAAAAGAACCGAATGCGGAAATACAGCGTCGACAGACGAAGATTATTGGATCAATTTCCCAAGAGCCTACCCGGTTAATGATTCCGACATACTTACTTTTGGACCAAGCGACCAAGAAAATTTTGAAGTGAAATTCTTTGTCTTTAAGGATCGCACTGCAGGGAGTGATAGTCTGGGATATTTTTGGTGGAGCGGTGCTGGGTCAACAGCGTTAGCGTAAAATAAGAAAGGAAGAAATATGAAAGTTTTTAAAAATATTGAAGAAAAAATTGAAATTGAAATCCAATTAAAAGATAGCAGTATGTTGCAATTCGCACTAAGTTACCCATCATCGGGAAAAATGAAGGAGTATACAAAAAACGAAACAACGCTGGCGCATATTGACGCAATTGAAACTAATCTTGCTGATATTTTGGGAATTGATAAAGAAATTGTTTCGAACCAAATAGAGTGGACAACTTCAATTCAGGTTTATAATTATTATTTTGATAGGATTAAAGAGCGGAGCAAAATAATCCCCCCAGCATAAGCCGGGAATTGCACAGCATTCTCGGCATGATTGGGGCTGGTTTTTCTATTGCGGAGATTGATTCGATGCGAGAAAATCTTGATATTGTTACCATGGCAAGGGTTGAACAGTCAGTTCAGAATGAAAAATATATTGAACTGCTTACCAACAAGGCCATGATAGCAGAAGCGGTTATAATTGGTAATAGATTTAAATTCCGATCAGCAACAAAAGAGATCGGGAAAATATACCGGGCAATCAGAAAAGTACTCGGTTTTGAAGACGATGCAAAAACTAAAAGGAGGAACCTTGCCGAACAATTTAGGCGGCAACGCAGAGGCTAATTGGCTTTTCAAGCAGGCGCGGCGGTAGCGAAATTTAATCTTGATACTAAGAATTATGAGCAGGGCCAAAAAACAATAAATAGCGGTAACTCTGCAATTGCCAAAGGTGCAAAAGTAGCCGGGTCAATCGTTGCGGCGGCCGGGGCGGTTATTGCATCGGCACTTGTCAAGGCCGTCTTTACTGCAAACGAATTTCAAAAATCTTTTTCAAATGTTAATACCCTCGTAGATCAAACCAAAGTAAACACCCAAGAAATGGCAAAAGAATTGCTTACTATGGATGGTCGGCTTGGGTCTGCAAAAGAATTAACAGACGGCCTTTATCAAGCGTTATCCGCATCGGTTGACCCTGCAAAAGCCGTTAAGTTTGTAGGGGAAGCTGCAAAGTTTGCCGGTGCTGCTTTGATTTCCACTAATTCAGCAGTTGATGTTATAACAACTGGCCTTAATGCTTACGGGCTCCAGGCCGATAGTGCTACATCTATAAGTGATAAGTTGTTTTCTGTTATCAAGCTCGGGAAAACTACTGGCGACGAATTAGCTTCGACTTTAGGAAAATCAATTCCGATCGCTGCAAACATGGGAATATCTTTTGACGAACTAGGCGCATCAATTGTTATAATGACCAGGCAGGGTATAAGTGCAGCCGAGGCAACAACAAAATTTAATGCAATTACAAAAGCATTTTTAAAACCGTCAACAGACATGCAGGCAGCTCTTGAAAAAATCGGGTATGAATCCGGGTCCATGGCTATCGAGTCTCTTGGCCTGAAGGGTGCGTTAGACGCTGTTATAAAATCAACCGACGGCAGTAAAGAAGCATTATCGTTATTATTACCAGACGCCGAGGGCTTAACCGGTGCGCTTGCTCTAACAGGAGAAGGCGGGAAAGAATTTAATAATGTCCTTAAAGAACTACAAAATAGTGCCGGTGCAACTGAAATAGCATTTAACAAACAAGAGAAAACTTTTGAAACATTTAAAAACACTGCGTCAAATCTTACAACTATTGTTGGTAATATTGGAAAAAGTTTTGTTGATGAATTAGCGGTAGGGGCGACAGAGGCAGCAAGCGGGATGATAAAATTCCTTGCCAGTGCCCAGGGAGCACAGGTGGTAAGCGATGTTATAGCAGGAGTAACGGCCGGGTTTACATTATTAAAAAAAATACTTACTCCTATTTTTAACGTGCTGTTAGTAGAAGGAAAAGAACTATTTGAATCAATTGGCGGGGCTATTGAAAATGTGGGGGGTGGTACTGCTGAAGCTGCAGGGGCTTTTAATATTCTTTCGTTTGGAGTGAATATTATTACAGGTGGGTTTAGGATATTATCAACAATTTTGCAAGCAGCAATAACAAGTATCGGCAATGTAGTCAAAGCTGTCAGGTTAAGCGGTGGCGTAATTGATGATTTTTTTAAGGTGCTTTCTGGCAAGAAAAAATGGAAAGATGTAGCCAATTCTGCAACAGCTGCAGGGGAAGCGTTTAAGGACCTTGCGTTGGGTTATGTAGACGGATATGTTGATATATTTTCAACAATCATAGACGAGGCAACAGAATTCCAGAAAAAAGTAGAAGACGGTGCCAAAGATATGGACGTTACTATTAGAACTTCTTTTGAAACAACAAAAAAATCAGTAATGGCAAATCACGATGAAATGATAACAGGGCAAGAAAACTTAACGGCTGCCGTAGTTGCTGGAGCCGAAAATATGAATAATGCCTTAACTACCGCAATGGATAACAGCGCAGAAGAAAATAAAATAGCACAAGAAGAAATTAAAAAAGATATTTTATCAACTGAAGCGCTTGCCTATGCGTCTACTGTAAGGCGTAATGAATTTGAAAGCATTGCTTCCGCTGAAAATGCAATAGTAAGAACAGAACTCGCAAACCAATTACAAACAGATGAACTTGCCCGCCAAGAAGAGCTTCGGCAGGAGTGGGAGAAAACAGCTAATCAATATATATCACTGCTTGCTCCAACCCTTGAATCGTTAGGCGGGGCACTTGTAAATAATTGGAACGTACAGCAAGAAATAAATGCGTTACAAGCATCGTCATTTGAGACAACAGAAGAATTCCTTGCAGCTCAAAATGACTTGATGGCCCAACAAACTGATATTTGGAGCGATGTAAAAAAGGCTGCACTTAATTCAATCGCGGCAGTTGTACGCGCTTTTGGTGAAAAATTAGCTATAATGTCAGCTGAAGCTTTTTTCGCCGGGAATATAGTTTCTGGAATAGGGTTTGCCGCGGCTTCTGCTAGTGCGTTTGTTGCCGCTGGCATTATCCCGGCATTGGCAACAGGTGGAACATTCTCTGGGCCTGCACTTGTCGGGGAAAACGGGCCGGAGATTATTTTTTCCGAGGATCGCGCGCGAGTAATATCAAATAGAGAGACTGAATCGATGTTGCGAGGTGGTGGTGGCAATACTCAAATAAGCCCAACTTATAACATTTATACACCGCTTGATATTGACAAACAAAATAGAAATCTTGGTTATTTAATACAGGGGACAATGAGGAAAATATGAGTTACTTAACGTTAGAAGATCAAAATGGAACTACGTACAATTTCCCGGAAACATTTTGGATAAATGGCGGGAATATCTCGGCTAATAATAACGTAGTTAATAAATCATTTGCAAATGGGGGCAGACAAATTGCTGACGGATATCTTAAGTCAAAGATTGTTACAGTTTCCGGGATATTGCAAGGCGATACATTGGCGCAGTTTGAAACAAAAAAAAGAGCGCTATCGCTGGCTATTTTTAAAGGTGGAAAATTGATACGGTCTGGCGATAGTGTCGACCGTTATATTAATGTTATTTTTGATGATGTTAACGAAGGTGACCCTTCTGGGGAAGAGGATACTCAGTTGCAATCTTTTACTATTAGTTTTATCGCTGAATTCCCGTTTTGGGAAGATTATACAGAAATTGATGATAGTAATATTGTTGCCGGGAACGATACCTTAACTATTGATTTAACCGGTTCGGACAATATTGTTTTTTCGATAATTACAATATCGGCAAACAGGTCAGTAGATGTTCCCGGTGTCAAAATGATTAACCGGTCTGATGGTGCCACAAGTTTTATTTATAACGATCCGCTTTTTACTTCAGGCGACATTGTTGTTATTGATACAAAAAAAGGAACGGTTACCAGGAATGGCGGGAGTTCAATAGAGAATTTTTCTGGAAACTTTTTAAGATTGCAACCGGTTGAAAATGAAATTGAATATGAAGGGGCCGCCTGTACAATAACATTTTCTTACAGAAAGGTTTATTTATGAGTTATACATTTGGACAGAACCCATATTCATACGGTCCATACGGTGGATATGTATTCACGCCTTTCCCAAGTGGTGTTGGAGTTACTGTTGAATTATATGATAATACACTGGCTAGGAAATCAACATTTCAGACTGGTAGTGGAGATTTTATCGGATGCGAATTCACTATTGACGAATCCGGTCCACGTGATTTTATTTTATTTTTTGCAAGTTCGCAAATAATAACAAAAAAAGATATTATTAAAATAAGATTATTTGGCTCAGAGGATTATTTTTTTACCGGAGTTATAAGAACCGTTCCGGTAGAAGGCAGCACCAAGGCGGAATATAATTACGGCGGATTTGGCCTTAATGATTATTTATTGCGCATTAATGCGGGGCCGCTGGCTTATGTCAGCAAAACACTATCATATATTTTAGAAGATATTATCGATAATGTGATAGTTGTAAAAACGCCAATTGTAAAAAATGCGAGTAAAATTATTGTGCCTGATATAACAATAGCAACGCTTGATATCAATTACTCTCAAATACCTGAGGTTGTCGACGCGCTACGTAAAATTGCTAATAGCGAGGGTAGTTATATTTGTGGGGTTGATCAGGAAGGGGAATTCTTTTTTAAACCGAAATCAGAAAATATAAAAGCCGTTTTAGTTGTTGGCAAAATAGGGAATAGGGGAATTGACGATTATCAGCCTGAAGACCAAACTGAATTAAAAACAAAATATTATTTGCTTGATAAAGACGGGGTTTATATTGCGACGATTAGCAGCGCAGAGGATAATGACATTTTTGAAGAAAAGTTAGTAGCTCCAAATATAGACAACACGACAGCGCAAAAATGGGCGCAGGGCGTGCTTGCAGAAAATGAAACGATTACCCGCCGAGCAAGTATCCAGTGGAAAATTGAAGATATTGATCCGATAGTCTTGATAGCAGACGGAACGATAAGAATAATATCCGAGATACCGGCAAGCAACACAACTCCGCCAACACCTTCAGCATATGGTAGCGGGTTATATGGTAGCGGATTATATGGCGGTGGTCAGCCTTCTGGTATTGTGGTTGATGATACGTTACAGGTAAAAGAAGTAACATATAAAATGACTGGGTCTGATAATGTTAGAACTATAGAGCTTGGCAGTTTGCCGGTTAGGCTGGACGAAGCAATTTTGAAAGTAAATAAAAAATTAACTGATTTGCAGGTCAGTATAGGGAGATAATAATGGCAAACGAATTTTCAAGAAAACCGTCAATTGGAGCGGATTTAAACAATTGGGCGCCTTTTAATGACGAACTAATAAGATACGCAATTGGTGCATACACGTCATATCTATATGATGATTCTGGAGCGCTAAAAGTTTCGTTAGGCAGAATTGGAATAAATGACGGAACTAATGAAGGTATATCACATATTGATACAATAACTACCGTCGATATGTCTGGTGTATCAACCAGCAATTGGGCAAAAATTGAAATGAGTGTAAGTGGCACAGCGGTTACTTTTACGGCGCTTGATATTGCTGGTAAAACCAATCCGGTTGTTTTGCCTACGGAATTCACAGGGGCCTGGTCTGGAGCAAAGTCTGGATATTATATAACATCTACGAAGCGGTGCATTGGAATTGTATACAAAGATTCCGGTGGAGTATTGGGCGGTGTTATTAACGCGGATGATAATCAGCTTGGATTTCATGGAAAAGTTTTTATTGATACGGCCCAAACAGATTTTTATGATATTGTAAAAAATAGAAGTAGCTATTCGTGTAAGGTTGAAATGCAAACAGGAACATGGAATATGAATTCCGATCCTGCAAGAAATGTTTCACATGTTTTTGGAGCAAAATATAAAGATTTTCGAAATATGAGCGTATATATAAGAGATGATAACGATGATAAGTATTATCTGCTAAATAGTTTCTTTGATTTAGCCGATGCAGATTTGTTGGCAGGAGGTGTATCATGGATAGATAGTACTACGATATATTTAAGTAGGAGATCATTAGGAACTTTTAATCATTTAGCTTTTGATACAGACCCATACAACAGAGGTAATATAACTTTTGATGTGTTAGAATAACAGGAGAATAATATGGCAAACGAATTCACAATTGAACCGGCAACCGGGGGCGACTCCGGTATATGGGGACCAAAAGAACTTGAACAAAACAGAATGACACTCGGGGCAATAACCACAAAATTATACGACGATGGCGGAGCGCTTAAAATGACTGTCGGTAAAATCGGACTTGATAACGACAGTAAAAAAGGCTCTGTGTGGTATAAATCAATAGTTACTATCTCGCTGGCCGGGATATCAACCAGCACATGGGCAAAAATAGAATTGTCGGTGTCGGGAACCAGTACGAGTATAACAGCTCTTGATATTGCAGGCGAGACAGATGCAAACGTAATACCGACGGCGTTTAAGAATTCTTACGACCCAGAAAAAGGCGGCTATTATATATCAACAACAAAAAGGTGTATAGGCGTTGTGTATGTTGATGCGTTAGATGCACTTGCAAACATCATTAACGTTAATTCAGTGCAAGAAGGTTTTTACGGAAATGGCGGGAACACATTACGAATTGGCAATGTATATTCTCCTGCCGTACCTATCGGATCAATTATCGCATGGCACAAAACATTAACCGACGTACCGGAGCTACCAGAAAACTGGGTAGAATGCGACGGGTCGGTAGTAGCTGATAGTGAATCTCCACTTAACGGCCAGACAATCCCAGACCTGAATGGTGACGGCAGGTTTTTAAGGGGCGGAAATACTTCGGGGGACCTTCAAGATCATGCATTTATGAAGCACTGGCATGATACGAAATTTGACAATACGGCACAGCCTTACGCAATCGCGGCGACCGAACCGGCAGGAACCGGGGCTAGTATATTAGGAGTTAAACGACAGGCAGGAACTGACGCAAATGTTTTGACCGCCAGGGGTGCTATGACTGACGGCGTAACCGGTGCACCAAAAACAGACACTGAAACACGGCCTATTAATATGTCGGTAGTGTGGATTATAAGAATTAAATAACGGAGGTTTTTACGTGGTAGAAAAGAAAAATTTTATTAAGGAACTGTTAGGGAATGGAGGGTTGTTATCGATAGTCAGAAGTTTAATGGTTGTAACCATATCGCTATCGTTAAGCATTCCGGCAATTTCTGCGATGGTTAAAGCGGAAATTAAAGACACTGTTACCGAGGCTGTTAGTAATGAGCTTGCTCCTATCAGGATGCAAATTATTAACGATCTTATTAGCAGGATTGATAAGAATATCGAAAAAATTAAAAACGATCCGCAAGATTTAAAAATTGCCGATATCGTTTTTATCGTTGATAGTTGGGACGCACTAAAAAGTTATGAAATGCCGGGGAAGCCTGCAATCGAAAATAAAATTAGGATGCTCCAACAGTCTGTAAATATCAACTGATTTTTTTCTTAGACTTGGCATAATCCCAAGCCCAGTCGACCCAGTTAGATTTGTATCCTGCCAGACTTGCGAGTTTTTCTAGACTCTCCTTTTCTCCGAGTCTGGCATATTTGAACGCGTATGCGATCATGGCATTCTGTTTTTTCTTTTTATCTTCAATAATCAGTATGTTTGCAATTTTGTCAATCTCTTCTATCGATAGGCCAGGGATAGCTTCTTTTAGCGTTACGGAAAATTTTTCAAATTCTTGTTTTCTGGTAGCAATTGCAGCGGAATTAAAATTATATCCGCAATCAGGATCGGGGCAGACGGCAACACGGGAAACCAAAGGATAATTACATTGTGGGCAGCGCATTAATATTTTTTGACCTGGTTTTTTTCTTTTGCTGTCGAGACTCCAAATTCTTTTGGCTACAAGATGGCCGTGATTTTCTGGTAGGCTATTACCCCAAAAATCCAAAATAATCGCTTCTGGCTTTGGTCCTAATCTGATAGCGTCTTTTCTCTGTTGTGCGGTATCAAGCGGCATACCAGGGCAATAGTCAGGGCGCGTAGTTCTTCCACCCTGTTGTAGATATAACCCGGTTGAACCGGTACGGCGCAGCATATGACAGCCTATAACGATAGGCACGTCAAAACCTTCATTAATAACTCCGCAGCTGATAAGTATTTCAAGCGATCCGTCGGATAGTGCCTTACATGATAATTCGCGCTGCTTCTTATGTTTGCATCCGCCTTGTATGAGCTGAGCCGATATCCCGGCATCTCTGTATATTTTTTGATACCACTCGCCCATTGCCAAATTTGGGACAAAGGATAATGTAGGTTTTCCTAATAATAATTGTCTATGATATTCAATAACGTTAGACGCGACGGCGGTTGATTGGATATATTTGGCCTGCTCATTAATGTCATAATCTCCGCGTATAATGTGCATTTGCGGAATCGGTGGCATAGTTGGATTGTAGATTTTTGGAAAAGTCAAATAGCCTTCTGATATCAACCACATAATATCCTTACCTTCAATCAAACAGTCGCAAATATCGGAAAATCCGCTCCCGTCCATACGTTCGGGGGTAGCTGTAAAAAAAAGCTTAATTGCATCCGGATAAAAATCAATCACTTTTTTCCAACTGTTAGCTGTTGAGTGATGACCTTCATCTATTATTATTAGGTCAGGCTTTTCTATTTTCCCGAGACGGTTTGCAACTGTTTGAATCATTCCAACCTTGATACAATTTTTTGTTATGGATCGGCCTGATAATATTTGCCCGGCATATATATCAAGCGCTGCAAGTTTTTGAATTGTCTGATCAAATATTTCTTGACGATGCACCAATATCAATACGCTTTTTCCTTTTTGAATTGCGTTATATGCTATCTGAGCAAATACAACAGTTTTCCCGGCTCCGGTAGGCAATACAGCCATGATTGATCTTTTCCCGGTTGCAATTGCTTGACGGAGCGATAATATAAATTCTGTTTGGTATGGGCGGAGTTTATACATTAGAAATATATTCAAATAGCGTTTTGGACACAAAAGGAACTTCTTTTTTTGTTATAACTCCCATCATCGCAAAAGTATAAATAACTCCGGCCGAATAGCCCAAAATAAATTCTTTTGATTTAATATCTGTTTTAATCATATTATTAATAAATTTAATAATAATATCTATCATTTTCTCAATCGATGCTTCCCTTTTTGTCTTGTTAATAAATTCTTTAATATATTCATCCATTATTATCCCCTTCTGTTATGCTTAATTCTCCCTTGCCTTTTGGCAGCAAAACACTTTTATAGTAAACTATTTTATCATTACTTTGGTAATCTTCTATAAAATTGATTGCTTGCACAAGCGAGTAAAACCACTTTATACATGATCCCCATGAATTATTATTATAAAAATATCTCCATTTTTTTTTGATTAAATATTGCGGATAAAATCGACTTTTTTCTACACAAATTACTCTATACGCTAATATTTTCATCATCCATTAACTCCTCTGTTATTTCATCGATTAAATATATTTGCTTGTCTTTTTGCGCTTCAGTAATTTGCTGAAATCTACAAAGAATATTAATGGTTCCTTTTAAATAAGCCCCCGCCATCAAAACAGACTCCCGGTGGTTATTAGTTAGCATAAATATTTCATAATGTTCGTTTAATAATCTTATTATTGTTTCTTTCATATCCAAATACCTCCTCATGATAGCGAGACATGTTTAATGCGTCTGATTCTATGTCATGCATATATCTCCAACATCTTTCAAATTTTAATTTTAATTTTTTACTAGGAAAATCTATAGTGTAATATCTGTCATTTTCCTTAAGAATCTCCCCTATCGGGCTGTTTGGTTTATAGAACAGGTTTTTAATTTTCATAGTTGTCTATTATTTTTTTAGCAACTTTGATCTTTTTTCTTCCTGATAATTTTATTAAATTGTTTTTGTTAAAATGACTCTCTCCATCGCTGGAATATAGATACTTCGCGCCGGTTTCAATTAATCCATATCCTTTGTGGACGCACCAACGCGACTGTCTTATAAATTCTTTAGATTCACACCTATCGCACTTAGGATCAACCTCGTGATATTCTGAACAAAAGATAGTCCCGGATTTTCTTGATGCGACCTTTTCAATAATTTCTATGTCGTGGCAAATACCACCGACCAGTACATATTCAATAGCGTCTTTAATTTCAGTATGATTAAAAATCTTGTCGCATTCCTGACCATAAAAATATTTCATTTATTTCCTCCTATACCGTAGCTTCATATTTTACATGCAAATCGAAATTTGATCCGCATTTATTGCATTTATAGCATAACATAAAACCACGTGGCCATTTGTTATATCCTTTTCTTGTTTTATCTTCTAAATCTATTGACGAACATTCTGGGCATTTTATTGTTATTCTTTTTATACTCATTTAATCATCCTCCTCCGGCAATGATTCAAGCATCGATAGCATTTTTTTTGCATGAATAAGCCACTCGCTCCAAGTAGCACTATCGTCTATCATGCGCCAAATAGAGTTTTCATCGTTGCAGCAATTACCACTTTTTGAAATTGGACAATCTAAGCAAATATCATGCTTTGCGCAATACGGGCAGTATTCAGATCGCCAATTCATTTTTATTTTTCTTTCCATTAGGAATAGATTGTGGTCAGCATCTTTATTCTGCGTCCTCACCCATTCAATCATGATTTCCCAATGCTTAATTGATTCTTTTTTAATACTCATTTACTCCTCCTCATCCGGAGTAGCGATAGCATTTTTTTTGCATGGACAAGCCACTCGCCCCAGGTCTGGCTTTTGTTTACACACTGCCAAATAGAGTTTTCATCGTTGCAGCAATTACCACTTTTTGAAATCGGGCAATCAGGGCAAAAAGAAAGCCTTTCATAATACTTTTCGCAATACGGGCAGTCCCAAGCCCTCCAGTCCATTTTTATTTTTCTTTCCATTAGGGATCGATCGGGGCAGCTATCTTTATTCTGCGTCCCCACCCATTCAATCATAGCTTTCCAATGCTCGATTGATTCTGTTTTAGTGCTCATTTACTCCTCCTGTCCCGTAGCTTCATATTTTACATGCAAATCAAAACTTAATTTGCAATTATCGCATTTATAGCTTAACAGAAAACCTATCGGCCTTATTTTGAATCTTTTAGGTGATATAATTTCCAAATCTATTGACGAACAGTTTGGGCATTTTATTGTTATTGTTATTGTTTTCATTTACTCCTCCTCCGATAAAGATTCAAGTAGCGATAGCATATCGTTTGCATGGACAAGCCACTCGCCCCAGGTCTGGCTTTTGTTTACTCTGCGCCAAATAGAATTATCAGCCTCGCAACGATTACCACTTTTTGAAATTGGGCAATTTGGGCAAGAATCATACATTACATAGTACTTTATACAATACGGGCAGTATTCAGCCCCCCAATATATTTCTATTCTTTCCCGCATTAGGAATGGTTCAGGAAAAGCATCTTTATTCTGCGCCTCCACCCATTCAATCATGATTTCCCAATGCTTAATTGATTCACTTTTAGTACTCATTTATTTCCTCCAGTTTCCAACTATTACCTTCCTCGCGAACAATAGCGGAATACCCATTTTTTTTGGCGACCACCTGCAAGTTTTTTAATTGACCTGCCGTAATTGTAGGATATGCATCTGTTTTTAATTCAATCTTGCAAAACTGTAATATTGTTTGTCCTACCATTCCAGGTGTTATTGTAAGTGGACGATAACCGTATTTGTCAGGCTCACCCTTTTTCCAAATTTGTTGACAGTTGGCGTTTTTGAGTGTAACAACTCCATTTTTTTTGTCAATAAATGACCCTGTCCACAACTGGCCTGGTATTGTTTGCCAGAGCCGGCCACCTAATTGTGACCAGAAAAGTGTAAATTTATAGGACAATGTGGCATGCGTCATTTTATTTATCCTCAAAAAGGTCTGGGGGTGCGTTCCTCTTAATTATTCGCTCCGCCAATGGCCTAACGGTTACCGGCTCAGGATAGAATTCTTCTTGTATATCCTGCGGGTTATCGTTATCGTTTACGATGCCGCTTGCAATTGCAGCGGATTCTATTTTTTCGATATCGACGTTAAGCAGTTTCCTTGCCTGAATTTCATGCATTGCTGCATCCCGCATCGCATCCATACCCTCCCCGTCAATAACAATTGTCACAAAATCAATTGTTCCATGTTCGGCCGTTGTTTTTTTCACCATGACCAATTTTAGCGGGAGTCCCATTAAAATCCCGTTGGTCCGATTTGCGATAAAGTCAAGTGACGCCAGGATAGAAGCAACTGCGTTATATGAATGAGTTCTGAATTTATGGACAGCGCCGAGAGTTTTGGACTCTTCCAGAAAACAAGAAAGAATTCCGGTAACTTTGCATTTATTATTTTTGAAAAAGTCGCAGGTATCCGGGTTACAATCAACCGTTCGCCCTTCAGTTGTTGCTTTTATGCCGTTACCGCTGCATACCTTTTTATTTCCGGTATATCGCTGATATTCGGTAAAAAAAACAATATCGATACTATCAAAAGGTAGTCTGATTTTTAATTCCCTCGGATCTTTCCCGAGCTTTGCCATGAGTTCTTGATCAATTTTAAAATCTCCATTTACATCGCGTTCCGTAGTAGTTACCACGAAATGATCAAACCTTACTGGTTGACGGTATTTTGTTCCTGTCTTGCTGGTTAGCTCCTGCCCTTTCCCGCCGATTTTAATTTTACCGACCTCTGCCATTCTTGGTGATAAGCCTTTTAATATTGCCATTTAATCCTCCTTATAATTATCAGTCAGTTTTATTGTGTCGCCGCACAATTCTATTATTATCATGTTTGATTTAATGGCGTAGCTATAATCAGCCATGTAATAATCGGACTTTACCCAACCGGCGGGGAAAATAATCGCATCTATTTTACAAAACGTGTCTATGGTTTTAAAAATATTCTTTCTGTTCCACCCGCTACTTAATAATACACGCTCCGCCTTTTTAACAAAACTGTCATTGTTTCTGTGATTCGGGATATAAACATTTTTTTCTTTTATGTTCATATTGATAGCCTCCTAACTTTTGTTATATTGATATACTTTTCTATTTTCCAATAGATTTCTTTATCTTTTTTCTTCAGATCAGACAAACTAATAGAGCTCCTGTCATGCTCTGATTGTCTGGCATAGATTGCTCCATCGCTATCTGTCAATAATTGTGAGTCACCAATTATCACGGCTAATTTTTTCTTGATTAATTCTTCGTCGTTTTCAAAGTCTTTTATTATTTTTTTAATTTCTGCCAGTCGGGAAAGCATATCCTTAACAGAATATATATCATCCCCGGCAATAACTTTTTTAGTTTTTTCGATCCTGGGAAAAACAATCTTTGTGTCGGAATAGGTTTCAGGGTCGGGTGCAATCCCGGATGTTACCAGACCCCAAAAAGCTTTGGCAAGCATATATATGTGATTAAAAACATATTCATTCCTACGGATAGGCCCGTATTCCCGATAGTCAGAGGTATTGATTAATACCGCTACTGTCGCCTCGTTTAGGTCGGCGGTAAAAAGCTGCCATTGGACCTGGATATCTACTGAGGCGGGAATTCCGTTTTCGGAAAAATCACTATCACTATACCCATAGTCTATGTCATCCCGTCGAATCGAAGAGAATAATTGGGTGGTTTTTACCTCTAACAACTTCCACTCCCCATCCTGATTATAGAGTAGGTCGGGATGGGAAAAAGCCCATGAAAAATCAGGATGAATAAACCTAGTCATCTTCGCCCACGTATCAAGATTATGGTCTTCGATAAATCCGTCAATAATTGCCGGCTCTAATCGTTTCCCCCACTCGGTTTGGTTGTTTCCGGAAAATGGTTCCACCTCGCCGCGCTTTTCCTTCCAAAGCAATAGCGGAGTTTGTTGCACTATATGGCCACCGACTTTCCTGGTGTATTGGCGGTTATACCCCAGGAGTGTCACTATATCAGACCCACCAAGACCTTTTTTTCTGGCTGTCATAAATTCATCGTTGTCAATTATTAATTGATATGCGTGCATTATTTTCCTCCGCTTTTTGGTATACTGCATAGTGATTGTATTTTTCGATATAATTTTTTTAATTCGTTCCCTTCAAAGAGAAGTTCAAACGGAACTTTTTTTCCTTTTTCCGTTATATTACGCATTTCGTCGTTTAGTTTTTTTATCCTTTCTGACAAAAACTCATACCATGGCAATAATTTTGTGCTCATTTCAATACTCCTCGCCATGGACTGCCGTTTCAATATCGTCCTCAATTTTCTGGGCCATTCTATCGGCCGTTGGGTCGGGTTTTGAATCCTGGTATCTGCTAATCACGTCATGAGCATAATGAAAATAAAAATTTTCTGTTTGACATGCATATCCTCGGAAATGTATTGGGATGTGGTGGAAAGCACTCGGCAAATTGCAAAAATATTCGAATGCTTTTGGGAGGTCTCTCCCGTGATGTGATAGCCATTTGCAAAAATAGGAAATTTGTTCTGGTTCCATATCAGACAATCTTAATACTATCCCGCAACACGCGAGATCATATTCGCCATTACCCCGATTAAGGATCGCTTGTTCTAGTTTTTCAAATTCTTCTTCATATTTCATATTACCCTCCTGTTAATTACTTTACCCAGCTATAAAAATTTTCTACCGCAAAGTAATCATTTATTTTTTTTTGATTTTCAACAGTAGAATAAATAAATTTATTTTGTTTATACCTGTTGCTTTCATGTATTTCATTTATACAGATAGATTCAATTGGGAAACCGGAATCATAAGAGAATCTTAAAGCTTCCTTTTCAAAATTTTTAAAATTAACTTCACCACCTCCAGAATACCCAAGAATCAATATGTTTCTTTTTAATCTGTTGCAATAAAATCCTTCCATATACCCTCCTATTATTTTGCTGGTTAATCCGGAACATAAACTAAAGCCTCGGAAGAAGCTGTTCCGATTCCGAATTCATTCCAAAAGTGCGTTGATACCCTAAAAACAGAGCCGTTATGTGTATACATTTCCATTGTTACTTTTTTAAAGTCGCAACCAACCTCCTCATGAATTATTTTCCATAAACCTGCGTTGTCTGGGCTCTCCGCTTCTTTTACAATGTCAAAATCAGATTCGCTCCGTACATAAAATTTCCCCTCTTTTGTGTAGTTAACGGGGCCTGAACTCCCGTTAAGGCTAACCACTATCGGGAATTCTATATTGGCACCATCCCCGGATATAATGGTAGCCTTCCTTCCGTTTTTACAAATGTAAGTTTTTCCTATCTCAATTTTCATTTATCTACCTTCTCGTGATTTAACCCTCTTCTTAAAGCCTCAATCAATACATCAGCAATATAATTAGAATTTTCATTTAATTCTTTTTCGTAGTCTCTTTTTTGTATTGCTTCTAACACGAGACCATTGATTAGATGCTTATTCTGGTTGACGGCTTTCTTTACCTCAAGATATGCTTCGGAATCCTCTTGACCCCATGCGTCTTTTTTTCTAAAAATATCATAGGAGGAGTCTTTTTGAATAAGTTTTTTAATCTTTGTCCGTATTGTTTTTTTATCCTCTTCCGTTAACGCCTCATCCAACAACTGATAAGATGCGTTATAGGCCATATTTGACAGAACCCGTTCTCTGTGGTTTTCTTTCTGGCCACGCAAAGCATCCTTAATGTACTCAATGCACAAAGTCTTTTTTTCATCTTCACTCACATAATCATCAATGTTGATTTCAATTTTTGTCATTTAATCCTCCTGTAAAAGTGGGGGCCGAAGCCCCCGCGGTTATTGTGATACTTCCAATTTAATTTTTTTTGTTTCACCTTTTTTGAGATAAGCAAATATCTCTTTTAACTCTATTTTAGTATTAAAATTCAGCACTTCCCTCCAGCCATGAACGGGATGGAAATACTCAAAAAAAAATGAATGGAAATGATTTTCTTCATCTTTTTTTATTTTGGAAACTCTGTACTCTCTAGTCATATTCTCATCCCTGTAGAAATGGGGGCCGTCAGCCAGTGGAAGCATGCTCACCTGAACCGTTGTTCGTTTTTTTTCGGCCTGGTCTGTGTCGTAATTAGAGATTACTCTCTCGGAGATACTCTGAATTTCATCCCATTCATCATCATCTACTCCAACCAGAGCGGCATTAATTAGACTATTGAGCTCATCCAACTGCTGCTGACAATAACCCTCTGTGTTATCCATGGTTAAATTTAATCTGTTCATCGTTCACCCTCCTCAAGGTTTGTGCTTTTGTTGCACTCTCTATCTATATAATACTACAATTAGTTGTAATTGTCAACCCCTAAAATGAAACTTTTTTCTTTTTTCTGCATCTTTTTTTTAATTCCATTAGAAGGATTATCTCTTCGCTTGCTGTCAGTAGGGTATAATACCCCACTTTCTCACCAATTCCGAGTTCTTTAGTAATATTACAGGCAGTGCACCATGGATAGCTGTTCTCGTTTGCAATTTTTGTTGGCGTTTTCATTTGTTTACTCCTATTATGTAACCGGCTGCGATTCCAGCGCTACCGATTATTATCATCAACCAGGCTGTTGATTTTTTCCGCGATTTTAATAGCGTCATCGATAGATAGCGAGATTTGGCCATTGATCTCTCCCGCTCTGCTAATGATATTCGCAATCTCATTAAGTGCCGCAATTGCAGACTGATAATTTTTTCTGATTTCGATATTAGCAAGGATTGCTCTGTTAATTGCGACCTCACGTTCTTTAGCTTGACTATCAACATTTGTGTTAGTTTTTTGATAGTTTGCAATTTTGTATCCTGCAAGCATTCCGATTGCAACAAACAGCAACACCCCAACGATAATATTAACAATATACATAATTTTCTCAAACATTTACCCTCCCGGAAATCTCATGATATTTTTTTGTAACTGCCCACTCTTGAACTTCTGCAAGATTGCAAAATAATTTATAATTCCCTCTGCTAAAAAATTTTTCAGAATCAATTCTTTTTTCTGCTTTTTTATTAGTTAAATCTTTTAATGCGAACTCTAACACTGCTCTTGAAAGTTCCCTATAACCTGATTTAATTTTTTTCATCGCTTTCCTCCTTTTTTACTGGGTAATTTCCCCTTGCGCTTTGTGCTGTTTCTCTGGCCGCATATCTACCTATTGTTAGGCCAACTATTGCGCCGATTGTGCCGGTGAAAATCTTAAAACCTGAAAATATAATATTTCCGATTGTCGAATCTACAAACGGCATTATTGATATTATAGTTACAAACAAATAAGTGCCCGTTATAATAAATATTGCAAGTTTCCCGTAGCTTATTACTTTTGATTTCATCATCTTGCCACCATGTCCTTTTCCTTTACTCCAGTAATATAATTTTTTCTTTGTTTTCGCTGTGCAGCCTGCCCTTTATTCCAGTTTTTGACTGCCCTGTAGTACCCGACTATGCGCGAGTATACCTCGCATTCAGTCCCATCTATCGATTCTTTTAGTTCTTTTAATTCAGCAATTCTTTTATCAATAGTTTCAATTGTCATTTTATCAGTTCCCCCTTAAATACAGATTTTAAAAAATGAATATTTTTTATAATATCAGGCATCATTTTATCATCAATCATAATGTTATACTCCGCCTTTTTATATTTTGTGCCATCGAAAAAATGGACCATCCCTGTCGTTTTGTTAACAGCATATTCTTGATCTAATATTTTAGAATAATGATAGTCGAATTTATTATTGTCTCTCATATTTCCCCTTGATGATAAATTAAATCCTGGTATTCGTCGGTATGAAATAGATCACCTTGTTTGATATGGTTTTGATATCTGTCTTCTTGCGCTGCGTGGTATTCCGGATCAAGCTCGCATCCTTCAAAATAAAAACCAAGGTCATGGCATGCGATTCTAATTGATCCGCTCCCGACGTGGGAATCAAAGATTTTATCACTTGGTTTGGCGTAGTTTTTTAGTATCCATTTGTAGAGGGCAATTGGTTTTTGTGTCTTGTGTATAGGATGGTCTTTTTCTTTCCAAATTCTCGCGTATCCAATCCACGCCTGTTTATATATTCTTGCTGTTTTTTTAAAATTAGTCCAGGCAAATTCAAAATCATGCCTTTTCCCAGGCATGGGATTTACCTTATCCCAAATTATTGGAGAATGGCAATAGCCTAAAAAATCAAGAAAATAATTACCACCCCATATTATTTGATTTTTAGATATTCTAAATAATTCTTGAAAATATTCTTTGTCTGGAATTTTATTGTCCCACATTTCTTCCTGTTTTTTTATTCTCTCCCCTCTCATTTCTGTAGTGTTTATGTTTTTACCATAAGGCGGATCAACAATAGCCAAATCAAAAAACTTATCAGGAATAGTCGCCATATACTCCATGTTATCAACCAAATAGCATTCATTTTTCATTTAATAATCCTTCCATAAAAATAACACTAAACCTAATAGACTTAGCTGCTCCAGATTGATACCAGCATGTTTTTAACTCGCCTTTATCCATGGATTCTGGGTGTCGGCGGAGTACCTCGCCATAATTTGACGCGTATTCAGTGTCAGCTATCATTTTACTTATAGACCTTGATCGATATTGTATATTTACGGTTTTTGTTTTTGGAGAATAACAAATTCCATTCCGCGACAGTAGATCATTATACCGGTCACTCTCGCCGATAACAGCATTGGCAATTATATTTTTTAGCAGTTCACCAACTGTTCTGTCGCTCCCTTCGTCAGTGCGTACCTTGCTTGATATTATCTCCTGTAATAAAACTTCATCGTCTGCCTGGATTTGATTTTTTTTGCCATCTTCTATCATTTGCCCCAATTGTAAAATAAAATCACCAGTTACATCACCATCATATAACAAAGAATAAATAAAAGCAAAAATTGTTCCGTAATTGTCAGCTTCCCGCTGAGTGCTTAATACATACATCAATTCCCGGCGCAGTATCTCAATATTTTTGACAATCTGGGCGATGTTGGAAAAATTACGCCTGATAAAAATTGCAGGATCAAGATAAAGCCCCGTTCTCATGATCTCGGCAGTAGCTGCTTTTTTTTGTTCCATTAGATCGGACCCGCGCGGGATGCGCTTAAGACATGGGATTAAAAACCTACTTTCCATAGCCTCCCCTGAGACGCTGGGCATAACAGACGCAAAAAGAAAAGATGATCTTATCCAAAACTTTTCTATGCCCCTGTCGCCCGATGCATGTGAAATCTGGTTTGATGCGTTACTTGCTGCATCCCTTGCCATTTCTATTATATCGTCGATGTTTAGCGAGCTTCTTTTATTTCGCTTTTCCATTTCGTCGACTACAACGGATCGGCTTTCACTACCGGCAATTCTTTTTAAGCTCGCCCAGGTAGTGCGCGACCCGCAAACAAAAGCAAATTCATTAAGTATTGGCTGAATTATATTGCTTATAATATGGCTCTTGCCAGTTCCCGGCGGTCCGATCATCCAAACAGGTGGACGCCATTCAAGCAGACCAGAAAACGGCGCCATAAGAGACCAGCCCAGCAAGACCCATGCATCAAGTTTTGATTCGAACATTTGAGATTCAAACAGTTTGACCAGATCAGCACCTTGCTTTTTTGTTGCATGAGCACCGATTGCTACGGATGATGCATCTATATCGCTCTGTATATAAATGTTTTCCGTATCAAGATCAAAATAACCACGACGCTGGCCATCGTCCGAGTAGACATCGCGACCAGTGTTAAAAAAAAATTGGTCACCTTCCCGCCAAAAACCAGCGGAACGTATTCTTTTTTTATTTACTACACCGGCAGCGTTTGACGATCTTGCAACCCAGTCAAACACTGCATCCCAATTGACATTACCGGTATGGTTTTCAAAATTAAATAACCAATAATCAAGAGGAGCAATCGACAAACAAAGCCCCTTAGTTACTTTTAACTTGTTTATTCTCATCGGGAATGGGGCTTCTTTTGGTAGAAAGTAATAATTTTCCTGGTCGTAGCCGAGGAATTTAAACGGTTGTTTTAGCTGCGGGGGGGTTCGGATAGGCTCTTTGTTTGGCTGAGTTGGTTTTAATTTTTCTACAATTGGGCATGAATTTATAAATTCTGTCGGGTCAATACATGACTCAATAGCGTCGTGTATATCCCAGCCACTTGGCAAATCACCTTTGTTATATTCATACACATTAAGGATTTTTGCGATAGGCAAATATTTATTTTTTATTTTTAGAGCAGAAGACATTCCCGGCTGCTTATCATTATCAAGCAAGACGCCGTTTTTATCTTTTTGCAAATCACGATCCGGCCAGATAACAATATCAATATCTGGTCTATTGATTAATGGGCTCCAGTCTCTGTTATCAACATCGGTGCAGGCCCCGGCAGTCATTAATAAGGTGCTATCATTAAAATTATATTTTACGGTTGCACACTTGCAGCCTTCGACAATAATCACCTTTTTAATGTCTGCTGTTAGTTTGTTTGTGTTGTAAAGAGGATAAAGTTTTATCTCTGGGGGGCGGCCAGCGCGCCATTTTTTTTCTGTTGTATAATAAAACGGTAAGTCTGTTTTTTGATCATTTTTAATAAAACGAATTTGAACATACATTACCCCGTTAGCTGTTGAAAACTTCCATGCTGAAACTGCTTTCCCATATTTATCAACAAAGTAATTTTTTTTAATGTGCGATTGTAATTCTCCACCCATGGCATCGGGTGGTATTGGTATAATTGACGGAGGTTTTTTATTTTTTATTGCTGACGATAGATTTTTGTTTACCGGGAATTCTGAGAGTGACCGGGCCGCGTCTTCTATAGTTACCCCGTTGACGGCTGATATGATATCGAAAATATCTCCGTCAGACTTGCCATCTTTTGGGGAAAATTCATGCCACCTTCCAGTATCCGGATTAATGTAAAAAGAATCTGGGTTGTTATCTATACGCATAGGGTTGTAGGCGCTTACTTTATCATTCCATGTTTTCCCACCTGCAAAAGTAACATATTTTGATATTAGGGCGGGAGTTATTTTATTTTTTGCATCATCAAATAACATTTATCCCCTCTCTTTTTTAGTTATAATGTTATCGTTCATCGCTTTTATAATATAATTATCAGCAAGTGAAGTATCATGCAAAGTGATTACAAATAAGCACGACATAAGGCGGGCTTGCCTGTCCATGATTAATATATTTTCACCAGGCCCACGGCCTTTTATAAAACTCATTATTATTATGACAGTAAGCCAAGAAATGAATGACGATATACAAATCAGTCCTATTGTATAACTGTCAATACCTGATAATGACCAGGATAAAATTAATGTAGCAGCTATTGAACACAATAGCGATAGTATCAAAAAAAAAGCAATTAAAATTATTTTTAAGATTCGCATTGGCTCTCCTTTATTCTTTTTATCATAATTAGTTATGTTTGTCAATCAAGCGCCACAAAATGTTTATTTGTTTTGAATTTGGCTTTTAATTTTTGAAGACACTCCGCATGATGTTTTGATATAATCATTTACTCCTCCTATTAAAATCAATCACGCGTATCTGTTTTCCGCACACCATTTTAATAAATCGGTTGGCAGTAGACTGGATGCGTATTGTAATGCAGCCACTGGGTTTTTTTTCGCACACCATTCCAGCAAATCAGCCGGTAGTAGACTGGATGCGTATCCTAATGCAGCCCACGTGTCTTTTTTAGCACACCATTCTATTAAATCGGTTGGCAGTAGACTGGATGCGTATTTTAATGCAGCCCATGGCTCTTCTCTCGCACACTGTTCTAATAATTCAGCTGTTAGCAGACTGGATACGTATGCTAATGCATACCATGGCCTTTTTTTTGCACAATCATTAAAAAAAGTTTCATACCCTTCTGGTATCCCCATATTGCACACACCGACATACCATAAAAAATACTTCGCCTGAGCTGTATTGATATCTGCACCGATGTTGTTTTCCGCCCACCGCATACCAGCTCTACAAGGGTTATGTTTTTTAATTATGTCTATTGTGTTTTTTGATATAATCATTTTTATCCTCCTGTTAAAATTAATCACCTGCATTTGTTTTTGCACCATTCTATCAAATCAGCTGGTAGTAGACTGGACGCGTATTCTAATGCAGCCAATGGGGCTTTTTTCGCGCACCGTTCTAATAAATCGGTTGGTAGTAGACTGGCTGCGTATACTAATGCACCCAATGGTTTTTCTCTCGCACACCATTCTAACAAATTAGCTGGTAGTAGACTGGATGCGTATTGTAATGCAGCCCACGGGTTTTCTTTCGCACAATTATTAAAAAACTTTTTGTACCCTTTGGGTATCTCTTTATTGCACACCCCGACAAACCACAAAAAACAATCATCCGAAGCGGTATTGATATCAGCACCAATACTGTTTTCAGCCCACCGAATCCCAGCTTCACAAGCGTTATGTTTTTTAATATTGTTTATTGTGTTTTCTGATATCTTCATTTGATCCTCCTTAATTCAATTCCAAAAACATTATAAACTTTTCTGCCTGGGACCGCGCGGTAACATTTTGTAATTTCAAATAAATATGATCCTTTATAATTTGCTTAAGCTGCTTCCTGGTTTTAGCATTTACGATTAATTGCTTTTCAGCAAGATTATTACCATAATAATCTTTCCAAACAAACATCCTACATTTAATTTCTCTGATTGTCATTAGATCCTCCTGTTAATTTGTTTTTCTCAAAGTGGCAATATAGTCTATTGCAGAATTGATGATCTCTTCCTTTTCATCCCCTGTTAATTGATTGTCAGTATAAACCGCGTTTATTTTCATGAGAAGATCATTTTCATGATTATATTTTATTGAAGCCAATTCTATCTTTTTGTAATACTCATTTGCATGTTCCATTATCTATCTCCCATCATTACAATTTTTTAAGCATATTCTCTAATCCGGCATGAAAAAATACATCCGCCACATCATAAACAATGTTTTGAAAAGTTCTATATCCGATTAGTTTCCATAAAAAACGGCGCCAAATATTTTTTGATTTGTAATGCCTTATAAAATAACCTTCATTATCTTTTAATATTTTTTCAAAATAACTTATTTTTTTTATTATCTTTCGCACCTGATTAGCTAAATGAGCTTTATCCCCGTAATCGGTTAATGCTTCTTTTAATATTTCATCGTCATGAGTATTTATTATATTATCAATAAGTGCATCGTCAAGCCTGTCTAATTGTCTTTTATAATCCATTATTTACCTCCTTAATCTTTATACAAATAAACCCAATCACCAAAAGAGATCATATAATTCAAATACCCTTTTTTTGTTAATGTTTGTAAAACATAGTGCGCCCGCCCGAATAGCAGAAAGCAATCCATTTCACAAAACCAAGAATTGGCCTTAAATTTACTTTTTATTCTATCAAGACAATCAGCCTGATGTTTTGTCAGTTTTTCCATTTTCTCCTCCCTCTATCCTTTTAATGAGATTCTTAATTTTTGCCTTGATTGATCCTAGAATAAACAACTCTTTGCAGTGTGTTATTTGCTTTGCTGCAAGTTCAGCAGAAGGAACAATATTTTTTAAGGCTATCAATATATCAGTTTTTTTCATGAGACGCTCCTTTTCATGATTATATTCTCTTAACGCCAATTCTATTTGATGATAATAAGCGTTTAATTTTTCCACATATCCTCCTATCTGCCTTTTATAGAATCGCGAAATAATTTTTCACCATAAGATAGCGGCCATGTTTTATCAACCCACTCATCAAAAGAAATATTTCCTTCTGGCCATTCGCCTTTTTCGATCTGCCCCGCTTTCAATATTTCATACACTTCTTTAGCGTATGACTCATCAATATTGATAATCATATACCTGTTTTCTGGTTTCATTTCTTTTAGCATTTTACCCTCCTATAAAAATTAGAGCCTGCCGGATTCGAACCGGCCACGACCCCAACACCACCCTGAAGGGGTGTCGGTCAAGGCTCTCTAAAAATATCATCATTCCGGCATCGAACCGGTGTCGATCCCCTCACCAAACAGCCTGTTTTAAAAATACAGGGGCTGGCACTTCTCGCGCTTACCTCAGCGCCGCCTTCCCCGTGGCGGCCTATGATGATAGCCTTAACCCCGGCCAGGGTAACGCCTTTTTTATCCCGCCGCGTTAGGCGTCTACCCGATCAGGTGGATGCGTCGGTAGAGGGCCGCCGCCCGGATCACGCTACCTCGCCACCGGGCCATAAAATCCCGACTTTCATGGCACTCCTCCGCTTCCCGGAGTTGCACCGGGTGAACTGTTAGCGGTTATTCAGTTTTAAAATGTTTTTATCCAGATTATCAATATTGTCCCAACTACTGATAATAAAATTAATCCAATTATTGCCACAGCATTGGTGGCTCTGTCTAAAAATCTCATTTTTTTGTTAATGTTAATTTCTTTGTCTATCATATTTCCCTCCTGTGGTATTTCTATTCCGAGAAATCTTAATTTTTTCTTCGATTTCTTCGGAATTTTCCCAAAGATATTTTAATCCAATAACTATATAATATAGTCCAATTGAATAAATTCCGAGGTTAATGTTATGCCATGTTTCATCAATTTCATCAATCAGCGCGATCATGTATAAACACCAAAGAATAAAATTAGCTATAATGGCTAATATTCCAACCCATATCATCAGTTTTGGAAATTTTATACTTAAAATAATTATAGTTACTACAGCTGCAATTAAAAACAAAATTCCAACTGTAATCATTATTTTTTTTATCATATTACCCTCCTTCAGGTTTTAAAAGTGGGGGCCGTCAGCCAACGGAAGCAGGCCCCCTATCACTATTACTAATCGCAGTTACTTATTTTTTACGCCACTTTTTTATTTTCTCTTCGATCTCTGAGTCATTTTCCCAAAGATATATCAACCCTATAACCAGCCACCCTATGCCTGCCGTATACACGGCAAGATTAATTTTGTGCCAAAGGGTATCGGTGACTTCTTCTATGTCACTATATGTTTCCGCATCAATCAGTTGCACGATCCATATAACAAGATTACTCAATACGCACATACCCGCTATGGGTATCCCTGCTATAGGGACCTTTATGCATAAAACTACTATCGCTGCTACTATCGCAGCTATTAACAGCACGCCTATTGTTTTCATTATTTTGCGGATCATGTTCACCCTCCTCAAGGTTTTAAAAGTGGGGGCCGTCAGCCAACGGAAGCAGGCCCCCTTACTATTACTAATCGCAGTTAATTATTAGTTGAACCCATTAATATAATCCCTAACGGATTTTTCATTATTTAGAAAGCCATTTATCATCAGATTTAAGCCCAACTCAATTGCGATGTGGCCTCGCGTTTCTTTGTGTTTGTTGAGACATGACACCATGGAACGAAATGCCTTTTCAAAATCTCCTCTTGTTACATGCTTTAGGGCTTTTGTTTTTGCCCATCGAATATGCTCTTCTCTCGTTCTCACTTCACCCTCCTCAAGGTTTTGTTTCGGCCTGCCATGGCCATCATCGGTGCCCCGGCATCAGGGGCAGACAAGGGGGCCGGAGCCCCCAAACAAGGAGAGCAAATCGGTCAATTGTTCCGATCTACTCCTCAAAATAATCATAGGTGACGATTTTTAGATCGTTGGCGCACTCCCCAATTATGCACCAATGCCCGTCATATACCCACCAGGGATATGAGCTACCAACGGGGGGCTTGTCGCCAAAACAGGGGAGGTCTGTCCATTTGGATAGTTTGCCGTCTATCATGCGGGCCATTAGTAGGATCATATCAATAAAAACATAGTCTGTGTCAGTTGTTACGATGTGGGTAGCAATATCCTCGCTGCTGTATTGCTCACGAACCCAGTGGGGAGCGTCGTACTCAATACATTTATCCAGCTCCATTATGACCGTGTTTATTTCGCTGGAAAAAATATCCTCTACCCGGATAGTTACGGTGTAGTCAGATATTACCGGAGTGATTATCCGGTCGGTTGGGAAAAAATTGCCCAACAATTCCCTGGACTCCTGCAGGATAACCTCCCCGCTGTCAGACAATATAACTATTTTGTCTGACATATCGTCGTCGTACTGGCAAAAATCATCCGGTGAGCCGATGATTAGAGCGTTTTGCAAACACCCTAAATTCTCAATTGTCATTACAGGTTCGTCAAGGTCAACGTCTGACTCAAGAGAGACATACCCGTAATTCTCTATTACGCCATAATCTGAATTCCCATCGGTGATCCATGTCGTGAATTCCGTCCCATCATCGGAGATACCACAGGCTACCCACTGGCCTGACTGTAACTCTACGTGGCTATAATCCAGCTGGTCGACTATTGCCAGTTCTGTCAATTTTTTCCCGTACAGTCTCAAAAATTCTTTTCCGTTCATATTCACCCTCCTCAAGGTTTGTGCTTTTGTTGCACTCTCTATATATATAATACTACAATTAGTTGTAGAAGTCAACCCCTAAATGCAAAATAATTAATTTATTTTCATTATTTATTTTCATTTATTCCTCCATTATATCCAATAATTCCCAGTCCAGGTTCCAGGTCCGAGAGTCGGAGATTTTTTGGAATGCTGGCCAGTTGATTCCGCGCGTATCAAGTTCATAGTCATCAGTTATTACCCCATCACGCCCAACGTCCCACAAAGTTTCAAATTTAGCTTTTGGTGGTGTCATATTAAGCAAAACATTATCACCGACAAAACCGGCAACATGGCAGATATCCCCTATCTCATAGGTTTTTCCGGGATAGACTAAACGTTTTCGGGTTGTCCAAAATAGCACGCCGGGGTTATCGGGCGAGATTTGATCAATAAAAATCTCATAATATAACCCGCTTGCTGTCAACCTGATTGGCTTTTCGGTTGCTACCATTAATGCAAAACATATCGCTCCGGAGCAGTCGGCCCCTTTTGCGTTTTCCTCGCCCCAAAGATAGGGATTATCCCAATACCAAATAAGCGCCTGACGGAATTTGTCGTCAACGGTCATTTTTTCAAATTGTTCCTTTTCAATTTTAAAAAATTCATTTAAGTTTAGTTTCATTTAATCCTCCTATTGTTTCGGCCACTCATAATCATAACATAGTTGATGGTGATGAATTAAATATCCGAGTAGCACATACTTGTTTATCGGGATTGGCGGCCGGTCGCCGTCCCCGTCAAGCGGGGTTATTTCTAAATCATCGCTTATATCAAATGATAACAAGTTATTCTTGCTATAGTACTCGCCATCATAAAACCAGCCGTTTTCCTCCAAAATTGCAATACAAAATTCTCTTTCAATTTTCATAATTCTATTTCCTTAATATAAAATTTTTACAATTTTCTGGCTTTAGCGGGTGAAGCCGGCCACATTCTGAAGGAAAATTTTTACAATCCTCGCAGGTTAGCGGGCTATCTTTTGCTGGTTCAACTGGAATATATCGCATATTTGCAGCTTCTTCAGCTTCTTCTTTTGTTTGACAGTTTCTCCCGATAGCACCACAGTTATTACAATACCAATAATATTGATCACGCCAACTATCATGTCGTATTTCAATTATAATACCACAAAAAGGGCAGGGTTTAATTTTTAAAATGGTATCCCCCCTTCACCAGGGGTGAATGTTGGCTCCTGTTGGCTGGTTGTTTTTGATCCTAACAGCTGTATATGGGTTGCATTAATTATAATTTTGCTACAGCTTTTCCCTTCTGTGTCGGTCCAGCGCTCTTGTCGTAACTCTCCTGCAATTGCAATCTGTTTGCCTTTTGTCAAATAACTACTAATAGCCGCTGCCGACTTCCCCCAAAATTGCACATCAAAAAAGCTTGGGATATCTACCCACTTATCGCCATCTTTTTTACTACTGTTTACAGCCACCGAAAATTTTAACACAACAACCCCCGTCTTGGTTGTTTTTAGTTCTGCATCCCTTACCAGTCTGCCAACTATCACGATTGAATTTACATCATTCATTTAATCCTCCTGTTTGATAATTTTTTTGCTGTTTTTTCTTTAATTCAATTTTTTCATGGCAATCTAAACACGTAACTTTGTTAATTGTCACTCCCACTTCCGATAATACCCCGTCCTTTCCCCCTATTTTATATGAAGCATAACCATTTTTTACTTTCTTTTTGCATATATCACAATGCCACCACTTGCGAACGTTCATTTAATCCTCCTATTTATAATATAGCTTAATCAAACAATCCATTTTCTATTTTTGGCTCAACTTTTGGCTCTTGCAGGTTTAGGTATCCCCACCAGCAACTTTTACATTTTTTTATGCTTGAACTAATCCCACGCTTTTCAAGCTTCAAAAAGCATTCCAGAACTTTATGTTGGATGCTTTCGCCATTAGGGCACCGGTCCGAAAAAAGTTTTTCATATTCTTTATCAAAATCTTGTTTTAACATTTAATCCTCCAAATTTGGGAAGTTTTTTATATCTTCGTCAGACATTTTCACAATCTCAATTATCAACTTTTGCCCTTTTTGGACATCAGCCAAAGACCCAAATTCCCTATCAATAGCATCCATTATTTTATTTATTGGCTGGACATAACTGCTAAGTTCTCTATGGATTTTAGTATCTTGACCACAAAGTTCTTTCTTGATTACTTCATATCTTGTAATTTCTGCGTACAATTTCATTTTTTCCCCTTCGCCCAATCAGGCCTTAATCGTAAACTATCGCGCCAGTTGTCGCCCTGGTAGCGGGTAGTGTCTGGGCAGATACCACATTCACACACACAAAATTGAGAATGACTAATAAGCCACCGGGTATCCTTTTTGTTAAAATGTTCTGCGTGTTTTTCGTTGTTCCAAAGCCTAACACTCCCATCCTTATAAACCGTGCAGCAAACCGCCCAATCGGGGGCAAAGTCCCACTCTGTGCCCATGGGACGATAGTGATCCCAAACATAAGAAGTTTGTGGAGAAGTTCTCCTAAACCTTGGCCTTCCGTCAGCTCCGTACATCTTAAATCTTGCTACTGGTATAAAATTAGGCTTCTCTTTGCAGTCCCAAACCTCACAAACTTGGCCGGGGATCAAATAGGGGTCGTTCATTTTTTCACCTCATATTCAAAAGTTATACGATTTATCGCTCTACCGTGATTTATTTTGCATTTAGCTATTAAAATGTTATAAACAAATTCATATGGAGTAAGCTCAGGGAATCCTTCGCTTATAACATTCAACTTTGTAAAAAACCAGGCTTCGGTAAAAATAGCTTCAACTTTTTTTACAATAATAACATGCCCCTTTTCTACGTGTTCGCCTTTTTTCAGCCCCATGCACTTCTTAACGCCTTGAATGCGTTCGCCGATTGCCAAATCACCCCAACCGACTCGGCAAGTTTCTGTTTTTTCCATGGCACTGAATTGATCCCATGTATGCAAAAATGACATGTTTCTCATTCAATCACCCCACTGCCGTTGCATTCTGGGCATGTCATCGAATCCGGCTCCTCATAGTCGCCAATTCTATACCACCCCTTCCCTTTGCAAATCGGGCATTTTTGTGATTCTGCCCACATTTCTTTTGCGTGATTGTAAATAAGTTCGCCTATTTTTTTCTCAACTTCGATTTTGTCCATTTTTAATCCTCCAAATAAAAAAGCCGCTCAGCCAGCCCCTGGGGGATGCGCCCCCACCCCTTCCCTTTGCAAGTTGGGCATTTTTGCAATTCTGCCAATATTTTTTTTGCACGATTGTAAATAATTTCGTCGCGACGATCTTCTGTTAGTACGTTGTAATAACCTAATAATGCGTTCGTGAGTATTTTGCATTCGGCGCTTGCAAGGATACAATTTCTACAAGCGACGCCATCGCAAACTTTTTTATCCCTGCCGCTTCTGTAGTTGGCTATTATTTTTTTAGCAACTTCGATTCTTTTAGCAACTTTGATTTTATTCATTTCAACCCTCCTATTCAATACAATAGCACAATTAGTTTTATAAGTCAACACCAAAATAACAATAATAGAAGAAAGTTCCTAACTATATAACCCATTTATACGCTACTCATATAACTATACCTTACCAATTTAGTAAGTTATTACAACACAACAGCAGTCTATACATTACCAATTTAGTAAGCTCCAGTTATATAGTAAGGTCTGGTAATGAGCGCAATTCCTTATAGCATAGTAAGTTAACTGCAAATAACTCGCATTACTAACCGTAAACATATGCCCCTATACAAGAAACCACTTTTCCGTTTTGTGTTAATATACAGATCGCAATAATATAGGGGTATCTGTATATATATATATATCTAGTTATATAGTTATATAGTTATATAGGCGGATCTTTTTAAAACAATATCGTGTAATTCTTTATAGCATAAGTAAATAGAATAATTAATAAAATAACAACAACTCTTACTCTGCCTAACTGGCTCATTACCGTGGGTTAGTCTACTATACTATACAAAAAATATTGACAAAAAATCATTATTATGATATATTGAAAATCATGGAAGGATCAAAAATATGTGGATAAAGGGGAAAAGTGGCAATCCTAACGGTAGGCCAAAATTAGGCGAAACATTTACAGACCTGGTTAGATTGGAGGCAGAGGTAACGTCTGATGTCGACGATGGCACAGGAGGAAAGTTATCGAAAAAATTAGCAGTCGTTAAAAAAATGTATGAGCTCGCTATTGGTGGTGATGTGCCAATGATCAAATATCTGATTGACCGCACTGACGGCAGGCCGGTTGAGACATCAAAACACTCAATTGAATTTAAGCCCGATCAATACCGAACAGAACTCGCCAAACTAACGACAGAAGAGGTCATGGATGAAATCAGAAGGCTGCAATCAGAAAATAAAAGCGGAGATTGAGCGCCGTATAACAATATGCAGTATTGAACTTGCTAGCCGTAGTTTTTGGCAGTTTTGTTTATTGATAGACCCAATTTTTTACAAGCAGGAAAGAATCTATCTTTTTGAGCTGTGCAACACTTTGGAAATGATTTATAAAAAACAATTAATACTGCCTAATGGCAAGATTGCAAAAAACTTAATTATCCAGATGCCGCCACGACATGGCAAGACTAGGACATTAGTGTTATTCTCTGCTTGGGTATTCGGGCAGGACCCTAAATTCAAAATTTTGTCGGCCGCATTTGATGATGATCTAGCCCAAGATTTCTCTCGGTATACAAGAGACACAATCGCACAGGAGCGCAACGACGAAGAGATTATATATCGCGATATTTTCCCAAAAACAGAAATCAAGCACGGTCAAGCCAGTTACCAAAAATGGGCATTAGTAGGGAGCCATTTTTCTTACAAGGGGGCTGGGGTTGGTGGCTCAATAACCGGCAAGGGCGGAAACATGTTGCTTATAGATGATCCGGTTAAAGACGCGAATATAGCCTATAACGATAATATGCTAGACAAATTATGGCTATGGTATACGTCAACCTGGTTTTCCAGGCAAGAAGCAAGCGCGATTAACGTTATAACTCATACGCCATGGAGTAAGAAAGATATTTGCGGGCGCATATTGTCGGGGGAAGAAAAAGAAGACTGGTATGTTTTTTCTCGTAGTGCATTACAGGATAATGGTGAAATGCTTTGCGATGGTGTTTTATCAATTGATGATTACAAAAAAATAGAACGCGTAATGGACCCGTTAATTTTTCAGGCAAATTATTGTATGAACAGGATCGACAAAAAAGGCCTCATGTATCGGGAGTTTACCACCTATAAGAAACTACCTGATTTTGAGCATGAGTATGATCATCAAGGCAAGGTAATGATCACGGATACCGCCGGCAAGGGTAAGGATTTTCTTTGCTCAATATACGGTTATATAACTGGGGAGTTTTTCTATGTTTTTGATGTTGATTACACCCAAGAGGATATTGATATTACCGAGGAGATAGCAGCGGAAAAACTAATCAATTACAAAATCAATACCGCCGATATTGAGAGTAATAGCGCGGGCCATTCATGGGCGTTCCATGTCGAAAAAATTCTAAAAGAAAAACATAAATGGTTTGGCACAACTTTTCTAGAAAAAAACCAGTCACAAAACAAAGAGAGCCGGATATTCACTCACCACAGAGAAGTTAATCGCAGAATAATTTTTCCGTATAATTGGCGTGAAATGTGGCCCCAGTTTTATAGTGCGGTTATGACCTTTTCCAAATTGGGCCAGAATAAAAATGATGATGCGCCTGACACGCTAACCAGGGTGATTGAGCACCTTAATGTTAATACTATAGTGTTGCCTACATAACCGGTTATATAGTTAGTTGCAAAAAAGGTATTGCTATATATTTTTATTTATGATATTATATTATAATGGCGAAACTAATAGACAGAATAAAGTTAAAATTATTCAAAAAAGTTGAAATCCGGGCAACAGAGGGCGAGCATGAAAATCATGACGCCCTTACCGGATCGCCAAAAGCGAACACAACTTCAAAAATAAGAAAAAATAATTTTGGCACTTACTCAAAACAGGTCAATACGATTAAAGAGAACTACCTTGCCAGATCAGCCTACGGAGTAACATTAACCAGAGCTGTTATTGATTATCGCGCCGCGTTTATTTGCGGGGGCGGAATTTCTGTTAAGGCAGATTCACCAGCAGCGCAAAAATGGGTTGATAATTTTCTTGATGTTAATAAGCTTTCGTCAATTCGACTTATCCAGATAGTTGAATTGTTAGAAAAAGAGGGCAAGGCATTAATAATTATTAAGCGGGATGGTGTGGGTGATGAATCAAACATAAGGATAAGAATCCAACCATGGACGGAAATTGAATATCATGTTGATGTTGATGAATACCGCGACCCGATTTCTGTTGAAATATTTGAAAACAAAAAAGATATAAAAAATAAAAAGTATGCGGGGAATAATTTTGTATATATTAATATTGGCGGATGTGTTGAAGATATTAATATCACGCCTCCACCTATTGCCAATGTGTTAACCGAAATAGAAAATTATGAGCGCGCTCTTTTTGATCTACGTGCAAGTAATCATGTTTTTGGGACCAATAGAATGGCGATTGAAACAAAAACCAGGGAAGATGCAAATTATATTCAAGCAAAACTTAATGAGGCGGCATGGGACCCAGAAAAATCTTACACGATGCCGGCAAAAGCTTATTATCTTTCTCCTCCTGCCGGGGGGATAGAATCGGTACGTGGAGAAATGGCATTAAATGTTAAAATAATTTCTGCCAATACTGGGCTGCCTGTTCACTGGATAGGCTGGACCGATCTAATGTCTAACCGGGCGACAGCTGAGACATTAGACGAACTGATTAAATTTGTAACAAAAAAACAACGAACTGCAATCGCTGAGGGCTATGATGAATTGATTCAAAAGGCTGCGGCCATAGCAAGAGCGTTTGGAGAGACAATACCTGAATTTGAAGCTGATATTGAGCTGCCAAATATCACCAGTGCCGATCTTGCTGCACTTAACGATATCTATTTGCCATTAAAAATGGAAGGTGCAATCTCTATGCAAACACTGCGAGGGCTTATCCCGGGGATAGACCCGGCAGAAGAAGAGAAGCAGATTGAAAAAGAAGAGAAAGAAAAACCCGATAAAGTAGTTAAGGGATTCAACCAATTTGTTGATAATGATAATAATAATGAAGGAGTAATACAAAATGGACAATTATCCAGTAATGAGAGATAATCAATCAAAAGCTGGTCTGCTTAATATGATTGAATATATTGATAAAATAACACTTACTAAAAATATTAATATGATTGAGGTCGGAGTGTATGAAGGGGATGGTACCTTAATTTTTTCTGATCATTTTAATTCTGTTTTAGCGATTGATCCATGGGTGTCGGGTATTGGCGATATAACAGACAAGGTTGACATGGACGAAATATATTCAAGATTTCTTGAAAATATGCAGGGCAGAATCAATATTAGTATTTTCCGAGATTATTCAATCACCGCTGCTCAAAATATTGAAGACGAAAGTGTTGGGCTCGTCTATATTGACGCTGGGCATGAGTATAAAGATGTGTATGACGATATTAATGCATGGAAGAGTAAGGTTTTTCGTGGGGGGTGGCTTTGTGGACATGACTATCTGGTTAAGTTCCCTGGGGTTGTTAAGGCCGTCGGGGAATTGCTCGGTAGCCCGGATAAAATATTCCCTGATAATTCATGGGTAAAAAGAATTAGATGATTAAAAGCATAACAACAGTAATCGCAAAGATTAACGCCTCCGATCAATCAGAAATATTATCTATGATTGACCCGGAAGACCTTGCATTAATTAAAACATCAGACCCGCACCCATTTTTCCAGCTGTATAGTTTTGCACACGAAGGGGAGAGTAGCCCGGAAGTGGTGGGTGATGATAATCCAGAAGTTATTAGCTGGCCACGGAGAGCGATAGAATCAATAAAAAATATCGTGCTTAAGGGAGTTAGTTTTTTTAAGAATCACCTGAAAAAGGGGGATACCGATAGAAAAATTATCGGCACTATTGTTGCAAGCGCACAAAAGCAGATTGATGGTATTTTACATCATGTAGTTGTCACATATCACCCACCAGACATGAAAGAAGAAGCTATTAAGTGCGACACGTGCAGCCAAGAAGCTGTTTGGAATTTTATTCCAGAAAGTGGTAAGCGCTGGGTTGCCGAAAAAATAGAGGAATTAAAGGCAATTGCTGGCCTTAATAGCAATAATGACCGCCCAGCGTTTAGCGGCGCTATGCGGTTAGCTGCAATCACGGCAGCAAAAATAAATAAAGAAGTGGCCGGAGAGGCTGCGACGCCCGGAGAGGGAGCAGGAGAAAAGACAATGGAAAAAGAATTAAAAGATTTTAGTTTTGCGGAGATCATAAAACATCTTAAGACTGAATGCAACGCAAAGGCGCGAGACCTGGTTACTATTGACGACCTAAGAGATGATCGAACATTCAACCCGATTTTTGAAGAGGTTGAGACCTTAAAGGCCCAATTAAAAGCGGTAGAAGATGAAAAATTAAAAATGTC